TACAACTGGAATCGCGGCAAAACTTGAAGGATTTAGTTTTGTTGGAATAGAACTAGATGCAGAGTATTTAGAAATAGCAAAATTACGAATAGATGCATACGAAACAGAGGCAACATTAGAGGATTTTGTAGAGGAATATACTGAAAATATACAAGAGCAGGGATTGGAAGAAACTGTAATGGTTCGTGGTGAAGAACGAAAAGCATCAGAGTTTGATAAATAATACAAAGGAGAATTCCAATGAGTGAAACATATAATTTAGGTGAAAGTGTAGTACATCGTGGTAGTCAAAAGATGGGGAAGGTCGTTGATGCCGCAGAAAGCACAGAAGATGGAACTACTGAATCTGTAGAAATTCAATTTGAAGATGGTTCAAGAGAGTGGCATTCTGTTAGTTCAGTTTCTAAAATGTTATATGAAGTTGAACCAGATTCTGGGAAATTTTTGCAAGATTAATGTCCTTGGACAGACTTGCTGGCGCACTTCTTTATGTTTTTCTTGTTGTTGATATAGGTTCTTTCTTCAGGCAATCAGCTTTTGGATTATAGTTTTGATCCTCGCTTTGACAATTATTACAACAGCAACCACATCCATCTGTTCTATCACGACAGATTACGCCTTCTTGCCAACAATATCCATATCCATCGTCGCGATGTGGATGATTCATGCAAGTTCTCCAATCAGCAGCACCACCTTTATTTTGACATTTCCATTTCTGTAATTTTTTATCGAAGTAGCAACAACTACCTTGCACAGCGGTTCCATCAGCCGTAAGTGGTGCATTGGGCATGCTTCTAGACTGTTGGTGTGTGGCACCTTCCATACAAAAACCCCCATCCCTTGATCCCATCCAGTGTAAGTTGGGGTCATTTTCACATTGACGATAGGAATATTTTATGATTCCTTTTGCATGACTTGATCTTACTGCTGTCGCGACGGAAGGTGGTGTATAAAAATCACCAGATTTTTTTTTGTTTTTCGTTTTCTTAGACTTGTTTTTCTTTTTGGGTTCTTTTGGTGGAACTGTACCAATGACAGGTTCTTTGGGTTGGTTTCTGTCTGATCTAAGAACTCGAATATATGTCATTTCCCCAAGAAGATCTTTTTCGGGAATTTCTTCTTTTACTATAATTCTTTCCCAACCTTCATCGGTGTCTATTCTAAAAGAATCAACAGTAAATTCACCAATACCTTTTACCTCTACTTTATCATGTTCTTTTAATTGACCCAAAACGGAAACAAATGAATGATCCTGTTCATTGCCAATAAAATTTATTATTTCATGTGATGTGTGCCTTGTGTGTACTGGATCCGCAGTAGTCCACAATAAGGAACCCAACCAATATCTTGCATCATATTTTAAATATGTGCTACTTTGTTTAGTAAGTGATATGGGTTCGGCAATAATTGTTTTTGATTCAGAATCATATTTCAGAAACTTATATGTTCCACTAATATCATAAGTTTCGTCATCTCCAGACAACTCGTTCAAATAAGAAGCATCACTTAGTGTAATGGTGCTACCCTTTTTCACTGTTCGTTTAAACAATGTTTCTAATTCTTCTATTTCATTTTTGTCTTTTGTATTATAATAAAATAGAACTTTGGTATTATCACTGTTGAAAATGACAGTGGGGTCTTTCATAAACGCTTCGGATGTGTCTATAACATCTTCAAGTTCGTTGATTGTACGAATGCTAATAAATTTCCCACTACCTATCTCACGATAGATGGAATCCGTTTTATTTGTGCTAGATCGTCTTGAAGAATTTAGCGCCATTACTTATGTGCCAATATAATATACAGTTGCAGAGCCACTTGATCCAGCAAGTCTGACATAAATCTTATTCAGGTTGCTGATTTCTATAAAGATTGATTCACCTGGTTCTAATAAATATCCACTATTTGTTGAGTTCAATAGTCCCTTGTGACCAATTAATACATTCTCGCTACTTAGAGGAGAAGATTTTACAGTAACACCACTTTTTATTTCTAAATTTGTATGTAACTGTGAAGATGTATTAGAAACTGACTTTTGACCAGATCTTAGATTATCGGGTTTGACTATGGAAGATATTATAGTTTTGATTTTTCCACTTACAAGATCAGATCTAATGTTTCCTATTTGATTTGTATCTGTTGCAATTTCTGCAAGTTTGGACCCAATTGGTTTGTCTTTATCTTCTAATGATGTAATTATGTCATCATCGTCAATTGAGACTATGTTCCCAACAGTAGTATTCAACGCACTTGTGGCGGTGACTTCCAAAGCACCATCATTTTGTCCACGAACAATTACTGGATCTGCACCAGAACTTGCGGTTGCACCTTGAATTCTTAGTGCTGTATCACCATCGTTGCTAACTGCTGTTGCACTTTGTAGTTGAACACTGAATGTAATTCCGTTTGCAGCATTCATAATTGCAACCTGAAGTGTGTCTACTGGTCCACCCGGATAACCAGAAGTATATCCAGCCGTTGGACCATCATTACTTGAACGAAGAATGGTATGTACTGATTTTCCTCGGTCGTAACCATAAACTGCAACCGAGTCCGTAGATGGAGATAGTTGTCGTCCACCTGTTGAATTGATCGTACCTGATACATTGACGCTATCAACGGAGGAATCTAATCGTCTTCCGCCTGTAACTGCGATTGGAACACCAAAACCATATCCAGGGAATACTTCACCGTTTACTTCTGCGGTAACTCCTGCACTTGTTCCTTGAATTGCAACACCTCTTGCTGCATCCTGTGAACCCATAATTAGAATACCACCTGTTATTGTTAGTGGTGTACCGTCAACCATACCCTGAACCTGACCAGTAATCCCTACCCTTTCTGTACCAGTAGTATTACCGGCAACTGCAATATAGTAAGTACCCGCAGATGTACCATCTCCATAATTTCGTACTGGGAACCATGCAGTTGATCCTGCATTTACTGTACCAGATATGTTAGTCGTACTCGTTTGTCCTATAAATTGAATTGGGAGGGGATCGGTGAGTGTTACTCGTTTTCCCTCTGTGTTGTCCCCCCAAACAAGCTTTGAAAGAGCAAGGTGTGCAAGTGTCACCCCCACCCCATCTGTACCGTAATCAGTACCCATATTGGCACTATCGCCTGAGATACCGATAATAATATTTGATGTAATGTCTACCATTTTTCTAAAATCTCCAGATTTTCATTGATTTGAATAGTATTTCTGTTATCTTATATATACAAAGATAGAGTGTTTATATTTATGAAGGAGAATTTGTCCAAAAATGCTATTCGATAACAATATTCAAAATGATTTTGTGAAGTCTGTAGAAAAATATGTAGGAAAGAATGGCGGTACATATATTGATGCCATTCTACATATGTGTGAGTTATTTGAGGTAGAACCCCAGATAGCAGCCAAATTTTTATCCCAACCAATTATAGAAAAGGTCGGAGTAGAAGGAATAGACATCAACATTCTTAAAGAAAATGATGCAAAACTTCCAATTTAGTAGTTGACAATTGGAATTTTTGTAGTAAAATACAAGTTGTGGTGAGGGAGTTCCTCACCGAGTTTAGAACACGGTAGTTCCGTGAAACAATAAGGAGACATAATATGTCATTTGCAGATTTTAAGAAGCGTTCTCAGTCAAGTATTAATGAGTTGACTAAGAAGATCGAAGAAACAAACAAAAAAGAATCGTTCAAAGATGACCGTTTCTGGCGTCCAGAGTTGGACAAGTCCAGTAACGGTTATGCTGTAATTAGATTCCTTCCCGCAGTGGATGGAGAAGATTTGCCGTGGGCAAAATACTATTCACACGGTTTCCAAGGTAAGGGTGGGTGGTTCATTGAAAATTGTCCAACCACACTAGGACAAAAATGTCCAGTATGCGAAAGCAACTCCGAACTTTGGAATAGTGGTATTGAAAAGGATAAGGACATTGCACGAAACCGCAAACGGCGTTTGCATTATGTGTCAAACATTATGGTTGTTAGTGATCCTGCGAATCCTCAAAATGAAGGTAAAGTGTTTCTTTACAAATTTGGTAAGAAGATTTTTGATAAAATCAACGAAGCAATGAACCCAGAATTTGACGATGAAGAAGCAATCAATCCATTTGATTTTTGGCAAGGTGCGAACTTCAAACTAAAAGTTCGTAAGGTCGCCGGTTATATCAACTACGATAAGAGTGAATTTGAATCCACTTCGGTGTTGATGGAAGGTACAGATGAATGGTTGGAAGACCTTTGGGGTACAGAATATAAACTTGCAGAATTTACTGACACAGGAAATTTCAAGACATATGATGAATTGAAAATTCGTAGAGATGCAACTCTCGGTGCCGATATTCGTCAAACAACATCAGATACAGTTACGACTGCTGAAGATGTTACACCAACAACTGCACCGTCAGCCGTCGAACCCAAAACGGAAGAAGATACAGATGCTCTATCATATTTTGAAAAGTTAGCGAACGAGTAGACTGGTTTTATCTTCTAATGAAAAAGGAGTCCTTCGGGACTCCTTTTCTTTTATCCAAGCATTCTTCGCCATTGCGGTACCATAATATATGTTTGCAATTCTTTACTAATACTTTTTCCTACTGGAACAGGTGGTGGTGGGTTCTTTGTATATTTTGGACCTGGGTCCGCTGGGGGACTTGTTGTGTTTTGGTTTGGTTGGGAATAAAATGATGATTTTCCTTGTTGCTTATTTTGCTGTTCGGATATGTTTGGCGGAACAGTTAATTGTGCATCTTCTATGGTTTTTAATTCAACATTTTCTTCAATAGTTTTCGTTTGAGATTCTAAATTTTCTGTGTTATTGGTGACAGTTTCTGTGTTCGTTTTTTGGTTTGAAACTTCTTCATCATCTCCTTTAAGGAGGTTGGAAATCATTCCAATCGGACTAGTATCCCATAGAGTATCCATAATCCCTGATTTTTCTTCTGTTGACTCTGTTGCCTCTGTTGGTGGAGTTATTGTTTCTTCTAATAAATTTTCTGAAACATCACTTCCCCCAGATAAATCAAATTCAGATATAATGTCTCTAATGTCGATGAGAACATCATCCGTATCATCTTCTGGTGTCGATTTTTCATCGTCACCAAAAAGCATGTCCATTCCAGTACCAAGAGGATTTGTTACCCAATCCATAATCCCTGGTTTTTCTTCTGTTGGTTGTTCTTTTTGCATTTGACCATCGGTGACTGCCGTTTCTTCATCATCTCCTTTAAAGAGGTTGGAAATCATTCCAATCGGACTATTATCCCATAGAGTATCCATAATCCCTGATTTTTCTTCTGTTGCCTCTGTCTTATCTTCTTCTAGTGCATCTTTAGAAACCATAGGTTCTAGAACAGTTGCAGTTTCTTCTGGTGTTTCTGAAACTATAGGTTCTAGAACAGTTGCAGTTTCTTCTGGTGTTTCTGAAACCATAGGTTCTAGAACAGCAGATGGTTCTTCTACATCTTTAGAAACCATAGGTTCTAGAACAGCAGATTTAGAAACCATAGGTTCTAGAACAGAAGATGGTTCTTCTACATCTTTAGAAACCATAGGTTCTAGAACAGCAGATTTAGAAACCATAGGTTCTAGAACAGCAGATGGTTCTTCTACATCTTTAGAAACCATAGGTTCTAGAACAGCAGATGGTTCTTCTACATCTTTAGAAACCATAGGTTCTGTTGATTTGGTTATGTCTAATTGCGTTGCATCACCAAGTGCTTTTTTCTCATCAGAATCTTCGCCTATAATAGACGGAATATCTTTTGCTTCTTCTGCAATGGTTGGTAGTATTTTTTCGACTGCTTCTTCTTTTTTGGCCTCTTCAAGTTCTTCAACTTCGGATTTTTCTTCTTCGTCTTTTGTCACCAAACTTTCTACTATAAGTTTACCTATTTCGGCAGTCTTTATTTCAATTTTATCAATTTCAAGTTTATCAAACTTTTTGTTTTCTTCTTCTTCATCATCATCAACATTTAAATCATTCCCAAGAGATGTATTTTTAAACATCTCACCAATTCCACTTGTTATATTTGTTGGTTCTTCTTCACCACTAATTCCATCGAACAACTCACCACTCGGTGGTGTTTTATTGTTTGAAAACATTCCAGTTCCCAAGGATGACGGTTCTATATCTGGTAAAGGCATATTATCTCATTCCCCTTTTCATATTTCTTTGTGCCATTCTGTCCCTTATCTTTTCATTTTCAGTTTGAATATATCCCACCAATTGTGCAATATAAATTTCCTTTTCCCAAGGTATCATTGATTCTATTTCTGTTAGACTATATTTATGATGTTGCATAAGTTGAAAGTTTAGAGTATAGTATCCTATTAGGCTCAGGTGACTGAGCCCTATTTGAAAAAATCCAGCAGTCCCCTGAGTGTGATTTCCCTCGTTTCTCCATCTGAAGTTTTATATTCTACTGTATGTTCGATCTTCGGTGATGTCGCATAAAATTTGATTATCTTTTCATATTGTTGCTTTGTAAGGTTGTTTACAAACTCTTTTAGTTCTTCTCTGGAAATTATATCACTACTAAGAGTTTCATCTTTTGTTTCTATTTGATCTATTGTATTGATGATTGCATAAAACAACGGAACGGTTTTTTCATCATCAGATTTATGTTTATTAACTTCTTCCATGATTTTAACAGAAGGATATTTCATTGTTATAATTATGTCTTTTGTTATTTTTATTTCGTTTGTATGTTTTTTGTTTCTTTGTACATGAATGTCTTCAATATTGATGCTTACTTTGATTTTTTCTTTTGTTTCTGGGCAAATGATTACAGGATTCAGCTTTTCTCCAATAGAAACTGCTCGGAGTTGGAGGTAGATATACTCTATATCAAACATAGGTAAATCTTCCACATTTTCTAAGTCTTCAACACAACGAGAAATCAAATCTTTGATTGCTTTCATTGTGGATATTTCATTATTGGATTCTTTCGCAATCAATAGAATCTTTTCTTCTTTTACTAAAAATGGTCTAAATGTCTTATCTTCTCCTGTTGACGGTATTGTCAATGTATATTTTGGAGTTGATTCTTTCAAAATATCTACTATGCTCATAATATAATCTCCTTAAATTTATATTCTTTCAAATTTATAATCTCTGTATCTAAATGTAACTTGAAATTTTGCATATTCGTTTATCATTCCATATCCATAATTTGCCGGTATGATGGACGATGGATATACTCCATCTAAGCTAAATTTTCCAGTTGCTTCATCTGAATGGTTCAAAACATAAATAAACATGTTGTCAGACATGTTGGACAAAGAGTATGGGTCTATGTTATTATTTTTATCAATAATGAGATCCATCCACTGTTCAAAATAATTTCTTTCCCACTGATTTTCCGATGATATAAAGGTCATTACAATTTCAGAATTATATTGTCTTCTGTGGGGATATTGACGAACTGGACCAAAATGTGTGTCTGCAATAGTTGAAAATGATCTTGATGGTAGTGTTATGTTTTCTGGGTGAAACAGGTTGCTTGATGCTGGTTTAGTTCCGCCGCTGCCCTCCATACCCTTCCATTCCACTTCACCTTCACCCCCCACCTCCATAATTTCCACAGCATATCTAGTTGGTGTTGACAGACCACCACCTCTTGATAGGAGTGTCTTGAAATCGTCTATTGTTCTATGATATCCGGCCATGCTTATTCTCTATACTTATTTATGGAAGAATATCATCTTCTGTGAGTATTATAAATTTCCAATTTCGACTTTTGCAAAAATCTTTTGCAGATTCCCACTTTTCTTGGTTTATTGTATACCTTATACATTCGTTTATGTAACTTTTTCTTGATTTTTTTGGTTTTTTTGGTGGAATTGTTTGTTTTTTGGGTTTAACTTCAAGGATTGAGATATCATTTCCACTTTTTATAATAAAATCTGGATAATATTTGTGCATTTTTTTGTCTGTGGTGGAATAATATGGGATTGAAACTTCTTCACTTCCCCACTTTGAGATATTGACATTTTCATCGAGATATTTACACACTCTCCGTTCCCATAAAGACCTACAAACAATATTGGATGGGTCACCAATGTATTTATCTTTATTTTTTATTTTATATTTAGTTTTATACGCCATATGATTTATTTATGAACTTTCGTATAAATATAGTATGATATTAAATAATATTAGGAAAATACAATGACTGCATTATCATATCCACAGAAGGGTGTCTGGTCTAGTGATGAAGTTAGTAGTGGTTTTTTACGATTTGCTGCAAGACCGTTTGAAAATACATTAGACGACCAATCACAATCGTCAACAGATTCTGGATCTATTCATGATATTTATCTACCATATCCTAGTGTCGTGTCTACTGATACGGCAATATGGGATCAGGGTGCAAATGATGGATTTTGGGGATATACAGATGCGGATCTCAGAGGTGGTTGGGGAGAAGCGCTTTCTGGTACAGCAAATTTTCTCACCTTTGGGTTGGTCGGTTCGGGTAGACGAGCTTTGAATGATATAGAACAGATGGAATTGAGTATGGCTCAATTTAAGATGCCGCAATTGAGACAACGACATTATTCTTGGAATTTGATAAACAGAGAGATTGGTGATGGCGAAGTTATTGCAACAATCTGTAGATCTTTTCAGGCATCTGTATATCCAGTACAGGCAATGGGTAAGGCTGGAATCCGCGGGAATGAACAAGTACAACCACCACCAATGTGGGATGTTACTTTTGCCCATCCTCAAGAAGCCCCGTCCCAAGATATCAATGCAGAAGCTGCTCCACACAAACCAGGTGGCTGGCGATGGCACATGGATCAATTTCTTTCTGTCTTGATGAGTGTATCAATTTCACCAACACAACTAACTGACGGTTCGATGGCAGTAGCCAGAGATGGATTTCCTCTTGCAACTACATTAAAACTGAGTTTTTTAGAAGCATCACAAGCAGTTGCAACCAACGACTGGACGAGTATATTGCCATACTCTGCTGCAACAGATGCAGGTTCGGGTGTTTATGGTGGCATGTATGGTGGAATGTCACCGTTATAAATTTAATGAGATAATAAATGTATTTTAAAAATTTTCCAAAAATAGATTATGAATTTTCAACAGAGAACGGCAATCTTACCATTAAGATGCAGGATGTTTTTCGTAGAGTCGCACTCAAAAAGAAAACTTTAGATACACCCACTAACTTTAATCAGTATGTCATAAATGACGGAGATACTCCCGATCAAGTTGCATTTGATGTCTATGGAGATAGTGCATTGTGGTGGGTGGTTTTACTTTCAAATGGCATCGTTGATTTAGATAATGATTGGTCAAAATCATCCAACGAAATCAATAAGTTATTTTCTGAATTTTTAGACGGTAAGAGTTATTATTTTATGGAAAACCTAGACATCAAAGAAGATGATGTCATAGTACGAAGAGATATTACAGGTAATATACTTGATTTGAATGTTTGGGGAATTATAAACGATATTGATCATTTCCATCATAGAGTAGATGTAAAAACCAAAGAATCTGAAGGAACATTTTCTCAAGGAGATGAGTTCTATGTATATACGCCGACAAATGAAGGATATAAAAAGGTTAACGGTTTCGGACTGACAGCATGTGCAATCCAATCACTTGGTGGGACGGCGTGTGTTCAAATTACGGGACCTACCGATGATGAAACAGAAGCGCAAGGTCCATATTGTGCAACTGCTGGTTCAACTTTCGGAATCATTAGAAGATCTGAATCTATAAAAAATGGTTTATCATTCTTTGAATATCATAATGAAGATATGCTAAATCCATATTCAATGATTGACGGAAACTCTCCAAATGGAACGACTGGTGACTTTTATAAAGGTGCTGGAAGTTTGTGTGGTTTGACCGCAACTTTGTTGTATAAATGGGTTACTGATGATATGCCAGTAAATAGTGGAATTAAAGTAATTAGCAAAGGGGCAGACATTATTAGAAAAAATGATAATAATAGGATAATTAAATTATTGAGACCACAAATATTGAATCTTGTGGTCGGAGAATTTCATTCGCTAATAAATAATACGGTTCCACCGGGAACTACTAAATATATAACAACTTTATAATAAGGTTCTTAGAATATGGTATATACTGAAAATGAAGGATATAAAGTTGACATCACGAAGTTGTCTATACGAAAGATAAAATCTAAAGATGAAGAAATTATTATCGTTGGTCCAGAAACAAAAAAAATTGGGCATAACCTTTATACAATGACTATAATGGAAAGTATACTTTCACCATCTATTGTGGGGAGTATGATTATAAAGGAGCCAGACAATATGGTTGGTGAATTTGTAGTAAACGGTCAAGATGAAGTCGTACATATAGAGATGGAAACACCGGGAATTCCTGGTTCTAAGAAAATTTTAGAATTTTGTTTGACGGAAGCTCACCAACAGGGCGATATTGCTACTGCAGATGGTGCATATGGTGGTACTTTAAAGAAAGGTCAATATAAAATAAACTTCATGTCATGTGAAGGATATTATTATAATATTCCCGATAATGAACAACACGCTGAATTTTTGAATACGGATTCTTTTGTAAAGATTGCTAGTTCTGGAAAAGATGGTGGATTAGTAAATAACATTGCAGGAAAATATTTCAATGGCTCTGATGGTTGGTCAGTTCCAAACAGTATGGATATCGAAGAAACTCACAATTCTATATGGATGAAAAAGAATCCAAATTTATATCCGTGGGGAAAGAAATCAAATAACCTGACTCTCATGCAACTCATGACCAACCTAACCGAAAATTCTATTGGTGTAAACCAGCAAGGTCATTCTAATTTCTTGTTCTGGAATGATTTTGATGGATGGCATTTCAAATCTATAAGAAAGATGATCACAGACTCGAATTTACCAAAATCTTCCGAATATTCTCCTGAGAAGTCCACTCCGTTCGTCTATGGGAAAAGTGACGGTGCAACCAAAGACCTAGAGTTTGTAAAAGATAAGGGTGATCCTAAACTATTATCTTTCGCAAGTGATACAGAATATGATCATTTGGGTTTGTGGCAAAATGGTGGTTATTCTTCATATTATGAACTAATTAAACCAAATTATTCTGATCCCTATCACAACTATTCGGACGGTCTTTCTATGCACGATCAAAGTATAATTGATTATGATTATCATAGAGATTGGGAAAATTGGGAAACGGTAGAAGAATATAAATTACTTCCAGACTGGATTGATACGAGTATAGATAAAAAATCTCCCCAGAAGAGTAGAGAAATAAAGAAGAATGACATTTATGGCTACTTTTCTTCTGTATTTAACAATGATAGAAAACTAAAAGACCAAGACTTTTTAGTTAGTAGAATGAAAGATGGTGGTTTCGGTAAACAAAACACAAATATGTGGCAGACAATGTTTGATCAAACCAACATGGAAATTAACAAATTAAAAAATATTTACGAAAATGTAATTGAACCAAGTAAAGAGAATTATAAAGAATATTTAAGAATAAAGAACCTAAAAGAAAAATGGGATGTGTATAGACACACTATATGCTGCGATAAAGAAGATATAAAAATGCAATTTTTTGCGGTAATTGATGATGCAAAATTAATACAAGATGATGCAAGGGGTGGAATATATGAATACACTTGGAGAGAAGTAGAGATTTGGCCGAAAGATGCAATAGTCGATGACGAAGAAAATGAAGAAGGTGAAGATGATATCGAACTAGAAATTCTAACAAAAGAAAATGCACCATTTAGTGTTGTTGTAATACCAGATGGTTTGAAAGGTATTGCAAATGTAGAAAATGGTGCATTCAACATAAACGAATTATTAAACACTAAAGAAGGTAATAATATATTTGTTGGACCCGGTGTCAATGTCGCAGACGAAGATTTCAACGATTATCCAGAAGCATATCAAATGATGCCCGTAGGTGGTTATTATAAAATTGGAGTAGATCCGTGTTCGGTTGATGGTGATGATGTTCACTTTCATAAACATATTGTACAGATGAATAGGATTCCGAGTTATATGTTAGAAGTTTTTGTTCCAGAAGAAAATGAAGAAGGTGAAGATGACAATTTCCCAGAAGAAATATTTTTCTTTGATGTACCAAATGCCCACGATGGGTTGTGTGATTGTCTCTAATTAAATATGTCTACTCATAGAACTACATGTTGTTGTGGGTGTGGTGACAATCCTTGTGATGAGAGTGTATATTCTTATAAAGATACATTCTGGCATCAGTATGTTGAATTAAAAAATAATTTAATAACTGAATATGATTCCACGGTTATTCCTGGTTGTGGTGATAATATTGATTGTAAGGATAATGCTTGGTTGCAACACAAAGAAGATCATAAAGAACTTGTTGATAATTTATTTTCTAATCTCAAAGGAAGTTGTCCAGTCTGTGCAATAGGAGAATCTTCATATACATTTCCTGCGATGGGCAGCAATCCATACATGTCAACATACCCCGACATGTATGAACTTGAAAATGATGCAACCACAAATTCATATTTTGATATGGGGTCTGTGGGGACTCAATATTGGAAATCTTCGTATTGCTCACGAAGATTTGATCCTGACGATGAACGATGGAGAGACATCCATTGGCCAGATATTACTCCACCTTGGCGCTATCAATTTGCACCGCCTCATGGATTTCTTCCTTGGTCACCTCAGGTTTTTGCAGAGTGGATGGTTTATTGGGGAGGTCCATTATTTCCTCAAGGTGATTGTACAATGCATTGCACCAAAGATAATATAGATTGTCATAAGATTGCCTTCGTTGGAAACGTTGGAAATTATCAAGAGTCTGGTGTAGTTTCGTCTATGAAAGTTGCAACTATTCCACCCACACCCGAAAATAATTATGAAAATTGGGAATGGATTAGAAACTGGGTTAATTCTGGTGGTAAATTAGTGATTATGGGTGAATGGAAACACGCACAAGACAAGTCATTTATTTTTTATAAACCAGGTCCATTTTATGAATCTCATGTTGGAAATGTTTCTTGTGATGTTGACAATGTGTGGGACGAATATCCAGAAGAAAATATGACCGTCGAGATGGTTAATGACAGACTAATAGAATTTGCAGAATTTTGTGCAGCAGAACCAGGCGAGTCGGAGGAACAATTTTTTGATTTTGGTGACGACCTTATAAATGAAGTGTGGTTGGCAGACGATGATAGTAACCACACACACGGTGGAAGTCCAAACGCATCCAATATAATTTCTACATGCCAAAAAACAAAGAGTCCTTTCAGAAAAGAAGATGAAAATGGAACCAGAAGAGCATTACCTTTTTATACCAAATATGCACAGGGACTTGTTCCTGTAAATAAAGGTAAGGGATTAGTTGGAAGTTGCAAGGCGGTTCATTGTCCAGAAGATTGTGATAATAATAAAAATTGTACAGTAGTTTGGAAAAAGAATGGCAAGGGTGCGGTCATTGTTGTATATGATAGTAGTGTGTGGGGATTGAATGCAACCCAAATCGACAATTTTCAATATTCTTTATTGGATGAAGATGGTGGCGGCACTTTTGGTGGCGCAACGGAAGAACAGCTAAAGAAAAAGCATTGTAATAATGATTTTTGGCAATTTGTTTGTAGTGATTTCTTATCAGAAGAGGGGTATGAAATTTCTGATAATTGCGGGGATATTTTTTGGGATCATAAAGGAAAAGAATACGAAGAAAATCCCTGTTTACCTACTGCTGCTTGTTGTATGCCTGATGGGTCTTGTGAAAATTTAAACACTTGGGAATGTACGGAGAAATTGGGTCGATGGCGCGGTAGGTTGCCAAATTATTTGGGTGCCTCGTCTAATGTGGGAAAAAATGGTGCAGACCCACAACACTGGTGTAACCCAAGTTGTTCCGAAATAGAAGAACAATGTGAGCCTCTAACTGGAGGGTGTTGTTTATGTCAGGGGATTGGGGGTGCATGTTGTTTACCAGATGGAACTTGTGAAATTATTCCAGAAGAAGTTTGTGCAGCAGTAGAAGGAGAGTACCAAGGACAAGATACAGAATGTTTACCTGGTCTTTGTGATTTACCGGACGAACCTTGTACCGAAAATGAAGATTGTCAAGGATGCGACTGTTGTGTGTTTGGTGTATGTAAAAGTTGTATTGGTAGACCTTGCAACGAAGAAACTGTTGATATCGATTGTCAAGGATGTAACTGTTGTGTAAATAATAAATGTGCCTCATGTCAGATGATGTTTGGTGCATGTTGTTTACCAGATGAAGGATGTATAGATAACCTATCACAATTTTTGTGCGAGGGTTACATATATCAGGGTTCCTATCAAGGTGACGAAACATTTTGTAATGGACCATATGTAAATTGCTTTATGGATAGAGGTTCTTGTTGTATATGTGAAAGTGGAGATATTGAATTTGAAGAATGTGTGAATTCCTTATTACCAGAAGAATGCGAAGAATTAGATGGTGTTTGGCAAGGAAAAAATAGAGTTTGCAAAAGTACAGAAGATGACTATGAAGGAAATGAAGAAGGTGAAGATGAGGATGTTGAGTGTATCGGGTATGGTGCGTGTTGTTTACTAGATGAATCTTGTCAAGCAATGTCATGCAGCGATTGCTATAACAACGAAAACGGGATTTTTCAAGGTGACCAAATTATATGTACAGATGGTTTATGTGAACAACCAGAACCACCAGTGATGGGAACTTGTTGCTTTTATCCTATGGTTGGTAGTACTCTACCATCGCAATGTTATAAAGTTGCTGCAAGATCTACAGAAGAAGATTGTTCTAACCTTCCAGATGGATCTGACTCAGTATTTTTCCCTGATGTGTGGCCCGGAGATATAGAATGCGAAACACAAGAAGCAGAATGTTCCTGCATTTATATGGATTTCGATCATGGTCATTGGCCTGCGTGTTGGACACGAAACGAATGTTTTTGTAATATGACGGGTGGAGTGTGGTGTTGCAATACAACATGTTCAGAATATTGGGAAGGTCTTGATATTAATGAAAATTGTGAACCTGAACCACAAGATGATGGTTGTGTAGATGGTGGTTGTGGTGGTAATTTGTGTTGCTTTGTATTAGGCAACGGTACATCAAGATGCTTACCTTGCATTGATCCAGATGAATTATGTGACCAAGACATTGGGTGTGAAGATGGATGTTGTGTTTGTTCTGGAACTTGGTGCGGTAATAGTTGTTGTGGTAGGTGCTTACCGGAAGAATGGTGTACTGTCGGTGACAAACTCGGTGCATGTTGTCATGATGGTGAATGTGATTATGTAGTAAAAGATAGTTGTGTCGGGCATTGGTTTGGACCAGAAACAGATTGCAGTGTTGTACCTTGCACAAAAGAAGAAGATTGTGAATGTGAATTTGAATTTGGTGCATGTTGCTTTACAGTCACCAACGATGATATATTTGGTACTCCATGTATTCCTGCAATTGATACGACAACATGTGAGGATCCTTCTTCTCATGATCAATATACCCAACAGACTGATTGTCAAATTCTTACTGCAACAGAATGTAGTGATTATGATGGATATATTGATCCCGTTTATGGAATAGAACATAGAACAAGATGGCTTGGTTTGGGTTCTGGTTGTTTCAGAATTGATTACAATGGTATTTGGGGCGCAAAAAGGTACGGCGGATATCAGACAGGTGGGTGTCCTTGGTGCGAAGAGAATGGTTTTAAATTGTTTGGTGCTATTTGCGAAGAAGATAGTGAATGTGCTGGTTCTTTGTGTTGCGAACATCGAACAGGTTGCTGGGACGGGAGTTGTGCGCATCCCCCAACTTGTAGTTGGTTTTGCGATGGGGGGGATGGGGCAGGGGTAGAATGTGAAAGTGATTCCGATTGCGAATTTGGGTCAACTTGCGAACAAGGCATATATTACGAAAAATATTGCACTCGCGCAGGCTTTCGAAACCTCACTGCGAATTGTATACCCCCCGAATGGATCGACAACTACCCAGATTTTTATGAAATGGTTTGTGAATGTGAAAGTTGCCCCGATTGTTTGGGCTGTCAAGATTGTATTATGGGTCCGGTTGGACCGATCTGCAATCCACCTCCAGAAGGTGAAGTAAGATGTAATTGTCATGCAACAGGGATTATTGCTTGGGATACTACATGCCATGGTTGTATTGAAGCACCACTGTGGCCTAATCCGATGCCAGATGGGATACCAGCAAGTGGACGTTATGGACCGGGATCATCTTGTTCTGATATTTCTGATTTTTGTGCATCTACCAATTGCAACTTTCAAGATATTTGTGGTAGTGGTTGGATGGAGAGATGTTCTATGGATGGAGAATGTGCATCTCACTTGGTGTGTTCCGTCGAGGGTTGGGGCGATGACACGTGTATGTACCCACAAGAGGAAGAATGTCATTGTCATGAAGAAGAATCTAATGAAGATGGTTCTTTTTGGGGAACCTGCGGAAGTTATTCATGTCCTTACGATACCACTTGTTTTGAAATATACATTCCGGATTTTTACGGAGAGGGTGAGGACGTTCATTATTCGTGGTGTAAACAAAGGAGCCAGGGTTATACTGTTTGTTGGGTGCATGAGGAATCTGCTAACAATAGTGCTGATGCTTGTGAAGTCGAGGCAAGTAATGCAAATGGAAACCACATCTACTCTAATTTTTCGTGTATTGATCCTTCTGATGTAGGGTTAGAAGATTGGTGTCAGAAAGATGGTGTTCTTGGGAAAATACTTGTGGACTTAAATTCAAGTGGTGCTTGTTGTAATAGCGATCCTACTTCTGATGAAGTCGGGTGTAAAATAACCACACATTTAGAGTGTTTGGTTCCTTGGTTGTTGGAACATGGCCATATTGGGGACATGCAAGACCCCCTACCGGCAGAACCGCCGTGGTATGCCTTCGGGATGACTACGCTTCCGTGGACGACGCCAACATATAAATGGAATGGACCGGGATCATCGTGTTCTGGAGATATACAAACTTGCTGTGATCAAGCAATATCCGATAATACATGTGAAGAAACAACAGATTGTAATCCAGGAAAATGTTGCGATGAAAATATGTGTGTTACTTGCTGCGAATCTAATAATGATTGTACAATCGAAGGTGAATGCTGCAACGAAGATGAAGGTATATGTGAAGAATGCGAACCATCTGATGATGATGATTGTGAAAATAATGATGATTGTGAGTGTGGTTTATGTTGCAACGATGGGGAATGTGAAGAATGTGAATGTGATTTGCAATGCGACTGGGAATGTGTAGGAAACGAAATGTATCCTTGGGATTGTGCTATAGAAACAAATGACGTTGGTATATGGAAATATCATAAAACTTGTGAAGAAGGATGTATTGACATTTGTATTTGCGATGATGATGAAGATTGTAAGAGTTGCGAATGTTGTATAAATGGAAAATGTACAAACGAATGTGGATCTTGTTGTTGGAATGGGGGTTGTGTATACGGAATCACTGAGCAAAATTGTGATTGGTATGGTGGAACATATTTCCCAGATATGCCATGTGTTTCTGCAGAAGTTGAAGAAGGAGAAGAACCAGAAGAAAGTGTAGAATTGTTGGGTGGTTGTCCCGAACCCGGAGAAGATCCCCCTGCAGACCCTGTAGATTATCCTCCCCAGTGTTTATCAGATTCTGACTGTCCGTCAGAATTGGCATGTCTTTTGGGTCGATGTAGAGAAAGGGGTGATCCTAGAAAATCACCAGATAGTATGCCAAAAGGTGCCTGTTGTTGCAGAAACATAGACGGAACATTGGGTGGCGGATGTTCTTATGAAACGGAAACTGACTGTAATACAAGAAATGATTCTGTTCATCATCAAGCAGAATCTAATAATTATGAATTTTGTGATCATCATTCAAATATACCATGTAATTATGACGAAAGTTCAGAATGCAAATATTGTACATATATGGGCGACGGAATTCGATGTGTTAATAACCCATGTGAGACGGTTAGTGATAGTTGTACTTCAAGAGATTGCGACTGTCTTTGGTTTTGTCGGACATGGGGAAGTGATGAGGAGATTGGTGAAGGTCATGCAGCAACTGTTTATTGTCAAACGTGCAATTGCCCTTATGTCGATTGCTCACACCCCAATCGATGTGGTTCGGGAATATTTCTTCCAGAAAATTGGTGGGACTCAAATCAAGGATCTGGGTGGTGGGATTGGTAAAGGAGCATAAATAAAGCAATGAGTAAAAATATACTAATATCTAAACTGACTAGGTTTGCCAACGATACTTGGACAAGTAGTAAAAAAATAACACATTCTCACATGGGTGTGTGGGAAGAATATCCTTGTGCAAACCCAGATGGACCTGTTGACAACTCAGATTGTGATGAAGATGAACCATTATGTAACTGCCCCTGCCAAGAACTAAAACCAGACTCAGATGAAGAAGTTGAAAGAATCAACGAAGAAATTGATGATGGGATTGGGGGATTCTGGGGATGGTATTTGGATTTTCATGGTATAACTATCCCAACAGTCTCTAAGGATGATCTAAAAGAACCAACAAAAGAAGAAATAAAAGAAGCAAAAGAGTCTATCAAAGAATGTGAATTGATAAAATCTGCTGAGGGTTTGGGAGAAGAATATCTTGGATGTTTATGGACTGACTTGGAGCATCCAAGTAGCTGTAATTGTCCTTGTGTTGGCAAAAAGTTTGGAGAATATTTAGAATATACTAACACATATTCAACCTATTGGGATACTCCACCACAACAACCATTGTGGAGAAATGCACAAATGATGTTAGTGACATCACAAAAATCCTTAATGATAATTCATGGTGATCTGACTTTGAGACCAGGAACTTTAATATACATCAAAGAACCCAAGGCAACAGAAGATAAAGAAAAACGATTAGGTGGTAGGTGGTTGGTTGCAGGTATACAACATAGAATTGGTAATTTCCCTCACGCACATGCAATGGATATTTCTTTGGTAAGAGATACCGCTGTTTTTGATCCAAACGATGATCCAAATGTTTTTGAAAGTATGTGGAAGTTCATTCAAGATCTATTCTAAAATGGGTATTTTGTTATACATAAATTAGGAGATTAATATGGCACTTTCTACCGTAAATTCAGATATTGATATAAATTTTAGCAAAAACAAATTCACAGGAGATGTTTCTTTGATGAAAGATGTCTATGCAGTAAGACAATCTCTTATTAACCTTATTCTGACTATCCCTGGTGAAAAACCGTTCAATAGAAAATTTGGCACCAGAATCAATGATATGTTGTTTGAAAATTTTAGTCCTATGGATAATATGAGGTTGGAAATGGAATTGAGGGATGCTATAAAACTGTTTGAACCGAGAGTTAGAACGGATGATATCATAATAAATGATGCTCCCATCACAGAACAATCTTCTACGGTTCCCGGACATAATATATCAGATGCAAAAGCATATGCATCTGACACCAATATGTTATATGTTTACATTTCATATTTCTTAAATAAGGTTAGTTTAGACGGAAAACACTTAAGAGATTCAATTAATATAGGAATAATAAAGGTAAGATAATATGAATTCACAATCTCCAAATACACAATTAGGAAAATTAGATTTTTATGATATAAAAGATAGTATCATAGATTATCTAAAAACACAAGATATACTAAAAGATTATAATTACGCAGGATCTGCTGCTCAGGTACTCATAGATGTATTGGCATATAACACAATGTATTATGGTTATTATGCTAATATGGTTTCTACTGAAATGTTTTTAGACTCTGCTCAACGAATAGAGTCTATCATATCATTAGTAAAACCTTTGGGATTTGTTGTTCCGG